CCATCCGAAGTCCACAGCCGTGTATTTATTTGAATTTTTCGCCCCGTCATCCATGGTGATGACAATCCCACGAAATACCTCTTCATTGGTATACAGCCGTATAATGCTTCCCAGTTCCGGCTGATATATGTTCATATACTTTGCGTCTGTTTTCGCAACCTCAAAAGACATGGTTGTCGCCAGCTCCAAAATCGTATTCTGCCACGACAGCGCTCCGGCGGCTCCCGTTATTTCTATATCATCGGCGTAAATTTTCATATCTGCTTCACCTCTCCAAGGCTGAGCGTATAGTATAAATCCCCGTCCTGCCGGATGGTATATTCAAAATTCTCCACGGATACCGCCATGCTGATGGGCGTATCTGTTATAATCAGCCGTATCGGCAGCTTTTGCAATATCCATGTGTCAATAATAAAAACATACTCGAACCCTTTATACGTTCTGTCCCGAAGGAAAGTGTAATCTCTTACAGGAAAGAAAGAATTGATAACAATCCCTTTCAGCCCTGGTGTGCCGATCAGCCGCAGTTCTCCCTGAGAGACTGTTTCAAATACTTCGTTTTTCTGTGGTTTGGTGATTGTAAACTCTTTCGGCACAACCGGAAGCTTTAAAACCTGCTCCCTATTATTAAAGGTCATATAAACGTCCATATAAAAAAGTGTGCTGCGGCACACTTCAACACCCCTGCCCCTCAATCTTGAGGGGTATTTGCTTTTACTTTCACTTTTTGCTGTACAATTTGCAAATTTTATAGTATAATTGATTTATGAATATTTTAAAACAAATTTTTAAAGAAAACTTTAATACTGTTGCCTCTTCAGGTTTAATAATACGTCCATCTGTTATCGAAAATGTTGACAGAATGCTTCATTGCGGCGATTTTTCCTATGGATTCGCCGCCCTCGGCTGTGAGCATTGCGGAGATTTTAAGCTTGTCCCTTTTCGCTGTAAAAGTCGTTTTTGTACTACCTGCGGTAATCTCTATTCCATGCAGCGCGCTGAGGCTATTTCTTTTAAAATGATTAACTGTTCTCACAGACATTGCGTTTTCACCATTCCCGAACAATTACGCATATATTTCCGCAAAAACAGAAAGCTGTTAAATTGTTTATTTCATTCCGTTCGTGATGTGATACTGCGATTTTTTCGCTAAATCCAACAAATCAGAAAACTATACGCCTGGGTTTGTTTGTGTGTTGCATACCTTTGGCAGAAGTCTGCAATGGAATCCTCATATCCATGTCATTCTTTCGGAGGGCGCTTCTGGGAATATTTCTGTTTGGAGACCTTTTAAACATTTTAATTATACTTTCCTCCGCAACGCTTTTCGCACTGCTTTGTTAAATCAATTGGAAAAGAAAATTGGCAAACATGAATTCAAGGAAACCAAAGCATTCATTTACAAGCATTGCGCCAACGGCTTTTATGTTCGCGCCAAACCTTCTATTTTAAATCCCAAAGATGTTGCCACATATATCGGCAGATATTTGGGCAGACCTGTTATCGCCACATCTCGTATTACCGCCTATGATGGTAATCTGGTCACTTTTTGGTACCGCCGTCATGAAGACAACGTAAAGGTAGTCGAAACAATTCCCGCTGCTGAATTTATTAAAAAACTTATTATTCATATACCCGATAAACATTTTAAAATGGTTAGATATTATGGCATTTATGCTAAACATCACAAAAATTCAGATAAGCTTATCAAGTTAATAAGGAATCCTTATAAATCTTTTTTGATACGCTCCTCCAACTGGAGAATCCGAATTCTCCAGTCTTTTGGTTATGATCCGCTTAGGTGCAAGTGCGGTCATTATTATACACCTTTGGAAATTGTTCTAAAAGGCACTCTATTAATTGAAAAATATAGAAAGTATATTCATGATTACGGATAGAATACTTTTCATTCTTATAGTACAGAAGTTTCAATTAATAGATCTTTAATCGTTATATTTGTGCACTACCTTTATTTTCTTCCACCTATCAATTCCATTTTATATCTTATTTGTTATTCACTAACATGTATGTTATTTGAGCAATTTCCTACAAAGTAAAAAAACACCTCCGGTTTCGGTAAAAATGATACAAAATCATTGACATTACCAAAATTAAGGTGTATAATAAATATATAAAAGGCAAGACCTCAAACGGTTATGCCAAAGTTCACGTTATAAAATAACCGCTACATTTGGTCGATGGGGCGGTTATTTTACTTTTATAGTAAATGCTATCAGCATAATCAATATCAGGAAAAAAATTCTCAATATGTATTTTCTCATAGCAACCACCCCCTTTCGGGAAGCAGCATAACCGTCCGGTTTTTAAGCCGTTAAGAGATCTCACCCTTCGCCGGAATTTATCCGACTTCCTTATTATACACCATCTTTTAAGTCATTGCAAGATTTTTGTCATATTTTATTTATAATAACTCCGAATTCGGAATAACTACAAATTCTGCAGCACCAGCTTCAGCTTGGGCACAACCTCATCCACAATTTCATCCGATGATTTTCCATCAGCATATATATTAATGATGATGGTATTATTGTTTCCCGCCTTTTGGAGCGGCGTCACCTGTGCGCCTTTGGGCAGATCCAGAAACTCAGGTCCTCTTTCTCCGACAAGCACACGCCCGGGACTACGCAGGATTCCTCCCTCCGCCAGCTTCGGCACCTGAATGAGCGCCAGCTTTGTAATACTCACTCCGGGGATTTTGTTTATAACGTCAATCGACCAGTTAATTGCCTTGATAAACCCGTTGATGGTATTTTCGGCAAAGGAAATGACGCTGTTTACAACAAACTTGAATGCGCCGGCTATTCCGTTGCCGATCGCCGTGCCGATGGTGGTAAAAATGCCTGTGATTGTATCCCATACCCCCGTAAAGAAAGCGGCAACGCCTGAGAAAGCGGATACAATTATGTTCCATGCCCCTGTAAAAACCCCGCCAAACCACGCTCCTACAGCGGAGAAAATGAAGGTGATACCGTTCCATACACTCTGGAATATACCGATGATTGTCGTTACAATAGGCATAAAAAATGCAATCACCGGCTGAATCACAGTATTATTAAACCAGCTTGCCAAAACGCCGAACAGCACGGTGATAATCTCCCATACTTTCATAAAGATGGACGCGATTCCGGTCACGATCGGACCGAATACACGCCACACCGGCTGCACGACCGTATTATTGAACCATGCCGCTGCGCTGACAAACACCCCTGAGATGGCATTCCAGCAAAGCACCGCGCCGCTTTTGATATTTTCCCATGCCCAAACAAAAAATGCGGTGACCTTCGACCAATTCTTCCAGAGCAAGATACCCACCGCTACCAGCGCGCCGATAGCAAGTACCACAAGAAAAACAGGCGACATTACAAATGCCAACGCTGCTCCGAAAGCCGTGGTCACTACCGTTGCCGTGCCGGTAATGGCAATATGGGCAAGCTCCGCAATGGACAGTCCTGCCAGCGCCGCCGCTTTTTTCCCTGATACCACTGCGGCATAGGTTACCAGCGCGTTGTTTATTCCGACAGCGATGCTGTATGCGCCTACTGCTGCCGCAATGCCTCCCACAATCGGGGCGATCGCTCCCCAGTTGCTGCTGATAAAGTTATATACGTCAGCCGCCCCGCTGATTACTCCGGACAGTACATCCACAACCGCCGGAAGCCCCACATCCTTCAGCCATATAATTGCCGGCTGTGCGCTTTCGAACGCTATGACCAACTTATCCTTTATATCCAACAAAACGGTTTTGACCGAATCAAACGCTGGTGCGTTGTTTTCTACAGCGGTCTTAATATTATTAAACGCCGACACGCCGAAACTCCATATATTCTGAAACGCGGAAATCAGCGGCGGCAAAATGGTATCTTTGATCCACAGCAGCGGAGGTTTTACCGCATTTACCGCGTTTGTTACCAGCGCCTGCGCCGCGGGGATTTTTGCCGCCATGAAATTCACGACATTTGTAATCATCGGCAGAACGGCGTAGCCCACAATATCCTTAACTGATCCCCACGCGTTTTTGAGCTGTACAATCCTTCCCTCCGGGGTCTGCGCCATTTTCTGTGCCAGCCCGCCGAAGTTCGCGCCCAGCACCTCTACCAATGCGGCGGCTTTCTGTGATTCCGTCCCCGTTTTTAAAATACTTTCCTGCGTTGCTGTAAATGTAACGCCTGCTTTGGTCAGCGCACCGGTCTGCCCCATCATGACCTTGCCGATCAGGTTACCGCTTTGAATCATCTGATCCTGCGATACATTCACGCCATACTGCGCGACCGCTAAATCCTGAAACGCCGGCAGAATAGTTTTAATTGTATCGGCATGAAGCTGGAAGGTGGCAAGCTGGGAAGCTCCTGCCACCGTTGCGTCTCCTTCAATGGTAGTCACCTGTTCCAGCGCGTCGCCGTAACTGATAATATCGTCAATCTGTGTTTGTGTGGTGCCGGATACGTTCATCATCAATGTTCCAAGCCTGGTATTGGCGCGTTCCAGCTCCATCACACCTGTGACGCAGTCGGTCAAAAAATCCTTTGCCTGAGAAAACCCAATATACGCTGCGGCGGCTCCCATTACCTTCTTTGCCATACCACCCAACACATCGCCGGCTGCGCTGCCCTGGCCGCCCATCTTTTTCAGGCTGCCGGTGGCGTTTGTGACCGCGCTTTTGAGCTGGTTTGTTCCTGCGATTGCGGATTTGATATTGGTAAAAAAATTTCCATTGTTTAAAGTTAATGTCGCGCCAATACTTTTACCACTTTTTCCCAAACCGCATCACCTCATTTTCAGCCATTTGTAATGGAATTGATTTTATCGATTTCTTCTTCAAGAAAGAGCTCTAAACTTGCCTTAAAAAACAGCTTTTCCGCAATCGGAAGGTTAATGATATATGCCGGTTTGAATCCCCGCTGGAGATAATGATGCAGCATATACAGCTCGCCGTCCGATTTTATGACTTTTTTAAATCATCCACCATTTTCACGCCGTCTACATACCCTGATAATTTCAAACACTCCATGGCAATCTGCGGGATCTCGCCTACGTCAAAGATTTTCTCCACGATCTCCATCGGTTCCACGCAGGAAAATGCCTCATGCAGTTCTTTTGATTTCAGATCCGGCTCAACCATACACTGATAAACCAGATACGAGTCGCCGCCCTCCATTCCCTGTGACTCCTTCGCCAGCGCGGAATCCGGCCCTTCGATGGTAATGGTGCCGTCAAGGGATTTAACATAAAGTGTGCCGGTCTTTTTAATCTTTTTGCTCTCCAGCATCTGCTCCTTGCGACGAAGCAGCTCCGCCAGTGTGATTTTTGTATATTTACTCATATTCACCATTCCTTTCTATCTAGGCTCGACAAGATCGGGGAAGGTATAATCCGTAAAACCTCCGGAAAATTCTTCTTCACCCAGTTTTTTCGATTCAAATTTCATTAAAGATACATCCGAAAACCAGCAGTTACTAAGCACCACCCGCTCGCTGCCGTAGGCGTCCGGGTCTGCAATTTTCCCGATCAGCTGGCTGCGCGGATCTATGCCGCTTTTGATCGCGTTTGCGATCTTGATCTGTCCTCTTGAAAACACCTTATTTACCTTAAATGAAAACTCGCCAGCAAGTCCTGTCATTTTGCTGTCCTCCATCAGGTCTCCCGCAAAATTAACAGTTTCACGGTTGATTTTGAGCTTTGCCTCAAATGAGGATACCTCAAATATGGGTTCTGAATCCCAGTACAGCATGCCATAGGTGCCTGACATCACCCTCGGCGCGGTCGGTTTTGTCGCCATTATTTTTCACCCCTTTCCATCAGATTGATACGCTGAACACTATGTCCTCGATGCTGTCCTGCAGCTTCACGTCGGCGGAAACGAAAATATATGTACCCGTATCCGCCTGCTTGACCAGCTCATCCGACCAGTCGGATATATCTTCTTTCTGCATCAGATACTCCCGCTGGGCAGTCAGGTCAATCGCGGCAAGATTATCATATTTGTCATATAACACGCCCTGCTGTTCCAGCAGCTGAAAATACTGATTGACAGCGGCAATAAACAGCACCTTATTATCGTAATCGTTGTTTTCGCCGATGTAATTATCCTCGAACGTCGTCCGTATATCGTCCCTGATAATGTCCATGCCTTCCAAAATTTTCACTTTTTTGAACTCTTCTGTTTTCCCATCGGACAGCGTTACCAGCGAGTTTACGCCCCTTGCGATCTTGATTTTACTGCCGTCGTTGATAAGAATCAGCTTACCCGCGTCAATATCCGTATCGGGCGTTACGCTTTCGGTAATGCTTTCCACTTCGGCGAGCGGCTCATAGGTCGCACTCTGCGTCAGCGGCAGGCCGGCAAGCAAACCGGCGATCCGCGCGCAGTATTCCGCTGTGGTATATGTTTTTGTACCGACCTTTATATTTTCTGTAACAAAATTAATAATCCCCTCATGGTTGGCGGCAGCGCCGGGCAGCACGGCTTTGTACGTCTTTTTATCCGCCCGCTGGGTTTTGATCCAGTCCGCAATCGTTGTAACGTCTTCTGTTGCAATGGACGGAATCGTAAGATAATTCCAAGCTTTGTTCCGCAGCCTCGCGAGCGTGGCTTCATAGGTATCGGTTGTGCCGATACGTTCTACAATCACCTTAGACGGTCCGCCCAAAAAGATTTTAGCCAGATAATCTCTGTTTGTAGCTGTATAATGACTTTGCACGATATCGCTTTCTTTTGCATAAATTTTTGTATCAAAAGTGCTTGTATTATCCTTTATAATTACAGCGACAACGCCGCTGCCACTGCGTTTTACCGCCGTATCCGCCTTTGCCTTAAATTCAATCAATATTTGTGGAAGCCCCACTCGTCACACCTCCGAATTCTATATTTTCTATTTTTTCATATTCCTTTGCCTGTATATTACGTTCCTGTAAAAATTCCAGCTCAAAATATGATATGAGGTTGCTTTCATCAATATCAAATAAAATTTCATTTATAGACAGAAACCTGTCTTTAGCCCCGAGCGGTGTCCGCAGAAACATCTGTTTAACCTGCTCCGACTTATTTACGCATTCCTCCCTCGTTTCCACAGCAGGCACAAACTTCAGTTCCACGCCCACATTGACCAGCTCATGAAATTGATTCTGCACCTCTGTGCCGTTGGTGAATAAATTTATGAAAAATGTGGGTTTCGCAAATCCCTCCGTCACCTCCGCCGCAGTTACCGTATTTCCGTTATCTGTCAGCCGCTTCACAATGGCTGACTGTATATCTTTTAATTCAATCAAATTTCAACCCTCTTTCCGATTTATAAATTATGCCTCTATATCCTTTGTCAAAACGTCAAGCATTTTTTCAGCGTCCCTATAAAATCGGCTTTCCGCTTCCCGGATGGATTTTTCAAGCATCTGTTTGCCTTCAACCCTCCCACCGGACTGAATCCCCCGGACGGAACGCTGCACACGGTTGAGCGTACGCCCGTTTACCCTGGTTTTTCCGCCACGCACTATTTGATGTCCCTGCTCTACAAGATGGGCATGAGGCGCCTGGGACTGCACCCGCACAACGCGCACCGTACCGTTTTTGTATACCTTCGGCTTTTTTACACGCCAGCTGCCGCGCAGTTTCTTGGTTTTGCCTACAGGGGACAGCGATTTTGTCTTATCCGCCACCGCTTTCCCCTGCGCCATCAGCATTGCGTCCGCCTGGTTGGGATACTTCTGCTCCAGCTTACGAAAAGAGGCAGTGAGCCCGTCAAAACCGAAAATGTCATTGTCCTGTGCCATTTGCATCACGCTCCGTGCAGATGATCTGCAGCTCAGTATTCCGTTCTTCCAGATTTAAAACCGAAACTATATCAAAGGTCTTTTTACCGTACAATATTTTCATATCAGCCGTTATATCCGGAAAATACCGTGTGGATATTTTATACGTCGTCTCCGCGCGGATTTTCTGACTCTCCTCATATTCTCGCCCGGTCATAGGCGATACATTTGCCCATACAGCAAAATCATTTATAGAAAGCGGATGGGCATAGGGTTTTCCATCCTGATGGACAAGGATGGCGTTGCCCAGATAATCCATGGTCAGGTATACCTTCTCATTTTCATCCACAGAAAGGTTGGGATTCATTGTTGGTTTGAACGGAATCCACAGCGGCACGGACTCACCCATGGAATTAGATCCGGTTCCCAGCGGTTTTAAAAATATAATCCTGTGTCTGAGCTTGTTGAAATCCATTTAAAATACCGCCTTTCTGTAAGGGTTTAAAAGCGTAAATACCACAGACGGGATACCATCCTTTGCGCCTTCCCTGTTTTCAAAGAAATACCCGATGATCATCAGCATTGCCTGACGGATACTCTCCGGCAAGGGATCCGGCAAAGCTGTCCTTATATAATTCTCCGACATCTCCCCTGCCAGCAGGATGAGTATATTCAGATATCCATCCTCCGCATTCGTATCCAGCCGAAGAAATAACTTTACTTCATCCAGACTCAGCAAAACGATCACCCCGCATCCTACGCCTGCTTTATCTGAAGCACCTTAACCGCTTCGTTCAGCGTTAATTTCCCGTCCACGCGCTGCCCTGCGCGATACCCAATCTGTCCGGTTTCGGCGTACAGCTCATTCAATCGTTGGAATGTCCTTCCAGCCCGATCGGCGATCCAGTAATATGAAAAATCACCGAACATCACCGCCTTGGCTCCTGCGGCAATCACCGGCATAAAACCCGATGTTTTCACCGGACGGCCTAAAATAGTGTCCGGCGTTCCTGCCGTCAACGACGGCTGCCACAGATAATTGCCGCTTGCGTCCTTGAACTTGCGGATCGCCTTGACCGTAGCGTCGTTGGTTATAAAGACCGCCTTTTTACGATATGGGGTTTTCAGGCTGTGATACAGGTCGATCAGCTCATCGCATTTCAGCGTATCTGCGGCAGCGGATGTAACGCCTACCTCGGCGTTTATTAGAATTCCCGTCGGTTTGCCCGTGCCGTTACCGGTGATAAAGGCATCCTCCTCAGCTGACGCCATTCTTCTGGCGAATTCTCTGGCAAGATAATTCTCAATACTGAACACGCTGTCGTTAATCAGCTCCTCGCTGACCTTAATGATGGTGGCCAGTTTATGCGCGCCCAGCGTTACCATACCAAAGCTGTCGTCGCTTTCGGTCAAAGCCGCTTCCTCATCCGTCCACGCCGCGCTGCCGTGCCCTGCAACAACGGGAATCTTTCGTTCCCCGAAGGAGGTGGAGATCACGTTTGCCACCTGCCTGATGATATTTTCCTCCGTCAGTCCGTCGATCAGGGTGGTTTCATACTCATCCGGCACTAAATATCCGCCCTCGCTGCCGTCGTCGCCACCGATCTGCAGGGCGTTCAGCACCTCCGTCGTGGCGTTTTTATTGCGCATATATTTCCAGTACGAGCTTTTGTAATTTTCGCCTGCCCTGCCTGTTTTCGAATCGGCGCCGCCTTTGGGGGCGTTTTTAATCGGCGTATTCAAAGGTTTATTCAGTTCCAGCTCCATCTGTGCCTGCCGTTCCAGAATATCAATTTCCCTGCCCAGCGCCACAATATCAGATTCCATTTTTTCATAACTTGCCGTGTCCTCCGCCGACAGCACGTCGCCTTCCCGTTTGGCATGATCCAAAAACGCTTTAGCCTTCTCCCATGCCTTAGCGCGTTTTTCCCTGAGTTCAAGTATTTTGCTCATAATTACCTCCTTAAAAGTTCCAGCCTTTTCTCAAAACCGGATATTTCCCCGCCTGTTTTTTCAGGCTTTGCAATGGGATTCAGCTTTTTTCTCATCGCCGCAATGGTATTGGTGACCATTACCGTTTTGTCGAAAATATAGCCCTCCCCCGCATCTTCCGTTTTGTTTTCCGTATACATCATCCGGTCGCAGAACCCCAGATTAATTGCCGACCGTGCGTTCATCCAGGTCTCGGCGTCCATAATTTTCGATATCTTCGCTCTTGATAACCCTGTTTTCATCGCGTACGCATTGATGATGGATTCCTTGACCTCGTTTAAAAACACGATCCCCTGCTCCAGCTCCGCTGCTTCACCATATAGCATCATGGACGGGTTATGCGCCATCATCATTGCTGTCGGCGACATTTCCACCATATCGCCCGCCATGGCAATCACTGACGCAGCGCTTGCCGCAATGCCGTCAATTTTTACGGTAATCCTGCCTTTATGCTCTTTAAGCGCCGTAAAAATCTCACTGGCGGCAAAGCAGTCGCCCCCTGGGCTATTTAGAAATATCGTGATATCCCCTTCGTATCCGGATAGTTCCGATTTGAACAGTTTCGGCGTGACCTCATCGCCCCACCACGACTCCTCCGCAATCGGCCCGTTTAAAATTAAAATATTTTCTGTGCCGTCCTCATTGACAGCGCGTTTAAAATTCCAGAATTTTATCATACCTGTTTGTTTCCCTCCTTTTTCGCCCATGACCCTGCCATTTCTAAATCTACCATATTTCCGTTACATAAGTACCGGCCCCCTCCCATCCCTTTGGGCAGTTTATTCATATTCTCCAGCTCACGGATATCATCGGCCGACATCCATCCGTTCTGCCGAGCGATGGAATACCCCGTCATGCGGCTCTGGAAATCGCCCCGAAGTAAGCCGTCTACGTTAAATTTGACAAAGGTTTTCCCTTTTTCCGCTGGCAAGAGAAGCTTTTGTCCGATTGCCTGTTCCCACCGCACCAGCCAGGGGCGGACTGTGTTGACCACGAAATCCAACGACTGCTGCTCGATGTTGGAAAAGCTGGACTTTTCCAAGTCCGCCACCATGTGAGGCGGTACCCTGAATATGCGGCAGATTTCGTTCACCTGAAACTTGCGCGTCTCCAGAAACTGGGCTTGTTCTGGAGGGATGGAGATGGATTTAAATTCCAGCCCCTCCTCGAGCACGGCTACGCGGTTTGAATTGCTGCTCCCGCCGTATACGCTGTTCCAGCTTTCCCTCACGCGTTCCGGATCCTTCAATTGACCGGGATGCTGCAAAACCCCTCCGGGGTTAGCGCCGTTAGCAAAGAATTTGCTGCCGTATTCCTCCGCGGCTATGGCAACCCCTACCGCGTTTTTGGTCATCGCAATGGGCGAATATCCCACAAGTCCGTCAAATCCTAGCCCCGGAATATGCAGAACCTCCTCGTGTCTCAGCGGTATCTGACCGTCATTATCCGATGAATATGTATAATAGATCTGCTTGTTCGTACCCCTGTCCACCCGCATTTTATCAGGAAGAAGCGGATACAGCGACAATACCCTGCCCCGACCGTCCCGGATTATCTGCGCATAGGCATTGCCATATATTAAAAGATGGCTCATTAACGTTTCTCTGAACACAAAGGATGTCATCTCGTCGTTGGGTTCGTCATGGAGCAGATAATATAACGGGTGAGCATAATCTTTTTCCTTGCCGTCATCCGTGTATTTATATGTGTGAAGCGGCAGGCTGGCGATGGTTTCAGATATTATCCGGACGCAGGCATAAACCGCTGTCGTCTGCATTGCGGTGCGTTCGTTTACGTTTTTCCCCGACAGCGCTCTGCCGAAATAGAACTGCCGGCCGCCGATTTGGTTCTTCGGACTGTCCCTGCTCTGAAACAGTCTTGTTAATATGTTCATTGATATGTCATCTCCTTAGCCGAGAACGATGAGGCCGCGCTTATCATAAACGCTGCCCGAACTATTTTTGTTTCTAACCGCCCGATCCAGCGCCATAATTGTCGCAACAGCGCCGTCGATACGCTCTGTACTGCATTTTTTGGATGGCTTAATATTTTCCGCTGAGTCCGTTTCCACATGGACGTTGTCAAAGTTCCATCGCAAAACCGGATGGCAGTTGTGTATCAACTGTTTCTGCAATACCATCGTGAATATTTCCTTAGTCGCCGGGCTCATATCCTTGAACCCCTGCCCGAAGGGAATCATGGTTAAGCCATCATCCTGCAGGTTTAATATAATCTGCGTGGCGTTATACCGGTCATATGCGATCTCTTTAACGACATATTTGCTTGCGATTTCCTTGATATCCGCTTCAATCCGGCGGTAATCCACCACATTACCTTTCGTCGTCCGTATATGCCCCTGCGCCTGCCACACGTCATAAGGCACATGATCCCGGTTCACCCTTTGTTTCAAGTTTTCTTCGGGTATCCAGAAGAAGGGCAGAATAATATATTTCTCGTTTTCATGCCGCGGCGGGAACACAAGCACAAACGCGGTCAGGTCAAGAGTGGTGGACAGATCCAGCCCGGCAAAGCATTCTCTGCCGATTAAAGTAGATGGATTTACCATTTCACTGCAGGCGTCCCATTTATCCATGGGCATCCAGCGCAGGGATTGCTTAACCCACTGATTCAGTCTGAGCTGACGGAATATATTCTCCTCCGCCGGGTTATCCTTGGCTGAATTGCATGCGTTTCTAACCTTTTCAATATCAATGGTATGCCCCAGCGATGGGTTTGAAAGATACCAGTTCGCCTCGTCTGTCCAGTCCGCGTCATCCGGAATGCCATAGATCACGGGATAAAAGGTCGGGTCGATTTTCCTGCCAGCTAGAATATCCGCCGCTTTCTGATGCACCTCATAGCAGATACTGTTTCTATCCGTACCCGCTGTAGTTATCAGGAAAAACAGCGGCTGCGACCGCGCGTCGCCGCTGCCCTTGGTCATAACGTCATATAAATCCCTATTCGGCTGGGCGTGAAGTTCGTCGAACACAACGCCGTGGACATTCAGCCCGTGCTTGGTGAAGGCTTCGGAGGATAGTACCTGATAATAGCTGCCGGTCGGCTTATATACTAGCCGTTTTACCGACATAATCGGTTTAAAGTGTTTTTTCAGCGGCGGGCATTGATCCACCATTGCCACCGCAACGTCAAATACAATGCTCGCCTGCTGCCGATCCGCTGCGCAGCCGTATACCTCCGCGCCCCACTCCATATCGGCGCAGGTCAGGTACAGGGCGACCGCCGCGGCAATCTCACTCTTGCCATTTTTCTTCGGGATTTCAACATAAGCCGTGTTGTATTGCCGGTATCCGTCTTTTTTTACTGTCCCGAAAATATCCCTGATAATCTGATCCTGCCAGGGCAGCAGGTCGAACGGAACTCCGCGCCATCTTCCTTTGGTATGCTTGAGGGCATTGATAAAGTGAACGGCGCGTTCCGCCTTTTCCTTGTCAAACATACCAAACTCCTCCTCCGGCTATTTGCTTCTGTTTACGCCGGACAGCAGCCCCTCCATGGAATCGTCCTCCCCACTGTTATCCTCGCCCGACAGCCTGCTGCGCGCAGAAGGAGTCATGCCGAATTCCTCGCAGAATTTCTGCATGCATTTTAAATACGTCTGCGCAATGGCTACATGCGGAATCTGCTGCAGGTACCCCGACGGGGTTTTAATGACAAAGCCGTGTTTTGTGACAAACTCCTCCGCCTGTTTCCACCGGGCATAGGACTGGCAGTATCCTGCGAAAGCGCTGCCATCCACCTCCGTCAGCATCCCAAGGCTGTCCAGCCGTTTGGACATCCGCGCCCATTCCTTTTTCGCCTCATCGTCCAGCCATGACGGACAGCGCGGAACGATTGCCTTAGGTTTAGGCTCATTCACGTTCAGCGGCCGCCGCCCCGGATTGCCTTCCAGCACTTTGATTGCCGTGGGTTTGGGGATTTTCCCCTTTGCCATAATATACGCCTCCAATCTGTGTAACGCAAAAAAGGCCTCCCGGCCTTTTTTGAAAATATATATGTTTTACCGTTTCTCCGCTTCCTTTTTACCCAGCACGTATGCCGCTTCCAGCGCCTTGCGCAGCTGCCATACCGATACCTCATGGAAATCCATAAAATCCGAATGCCTTGTTTCCAGCGTATCAATCAAAAGCATTTCCTTTGCGATTTTCGCAAGCTCCTCTTTCATCCATTTTACCCCCGTATGCCTTTAAAGTTATAATTCTTTTTTCTGATCTGTTCGTGATCCGCTTCCACCGCTTTGGAATAATCAGGATCCGCCCGTTCCCTTTCCGAACAGCCCATACAGATTGTCTGCTGATTGAACATGGAGCAGATCCTCCCGCCGTCCAGTGAACCGCCACACCTGTCACACCTTGTCTTTTTAAAAAAATCGTCCATAATTTACGCTCCTCCCTTTGCCCTTAATCAGCTATTTTAAACCCCTGCTTTTTATACAGTGCGGTATATGCCGGCAATTCTTTTTTGCGGCTTTCAACCAGAATGCCGATGTCCTCATTGCCCTTCTGTACTACCAGCAGGCAGTGCCAGAAATTATTTGCGTCCACCGTCATCAGCGGTATATTGTCCGCGATGAATTGCCTTGGCATAATCAAGTCGCTTGAAAGATTCTCAAATTCAATTTTGCTGAGGGTAATCACCTTTTCAATCACATACCGCTGCGGTTTTTTACCCCGGCTGATACATTCCGTCCGGTAATCCTCCAGCTCGCTCAGTCTCCGCGCCTGATGTTTGAAATACGCTGTTCCCGTTTGTTTTTCCTGCATAGATAACACTCCAATCGTTTATTTTCCCTGAGATTCTTAGGGTCATTGTACATATTAGCGTACTTGGAGCCACTATGCAAATTGCGTATATAACAATCTTTTGCTTAATAATTTGTGCGGTTGTTACAAACCCTTCATTATCCTTGCGATTCCATCCATAACAAAACAGACGCAGGGCAGTGCGCATCCGTTGCCCCAAAGTTTGTATTCGGCGCTGTCCGAATGTGGGTTTTTCAGCCATTTAATGATCTGATTCCTGCTTTTGGGCTTTGACGATGTCCCCATGACTTTGCGGTGGGTTTCAAACACCTCCGCCCAGAACGCGATATCATCTTCACTCGGGTTTTCCGTTTCCAGACCCAAGCACCAATTTTTATCAAAACCCTGTAGCGAAGCGCACTCCGTGGGCGTGAGCCTTCGGACTGTGTATCCCGGAGAAATAACATGATAATCGCCGCTGAACGCTTCCTGATTCCCCAAAAACTGTTTGTCATGGCATGACTCTTGAATAGTTCCCGTCACATCGCCGTCCGAACCCAGCCTTTGATCGTCCGGGTATGCAACGGCATGATTGCTGACTGTATCAATAGTGAACGATATATCCTTTTTGATACCGCTGCCCCTCGGGCCATTTTTATCCTTCCTGCCAATCATGGTTCCCTGCAGTGAATAGCTTTCCACGATTGCGAGCCCGCCTTGGTTGCACGCCGGGCTGCCGCCGTTTGCGTCCAGCGTTCTGCTGGTTTCCGCTTCATAAATCCCGCTGTGCGGATTATCTTTTGATTTCATTGCGTTGCTGCCATCCGAACAGATACCATAGACTTTTCTCTCCTTCTTACCTTTGCTGAACATGGCAGGCGTTTCCTTTACCACAAACGGCTGATTGTTGCCGCCTTCCCCATAGTTTGCAGACACCGTACGCGCTGTATCCAGTGGGCCTGTATAGCGCGTGTCCTGACTGTGGTTTTCAAACAGCGCCACGCAGACTTGGTTGTCACCCATCTGCGCCCGCAGCGTGCAGGTCTGTTCCGTGACGTGATTCCCTCCCAGCCGGCTCATGGCTCCCGGCTGAAAGCTGACTGCATTTCCAGCGCCGCCTTCAGCATAGGCGGTAGCTGTTTCCCACGGAACTGCGCTCTGCGGAGGATGCCAAGACACGCTTTGGGGCTCAAATAGTATCTCTCCGGCACATTCGCCTCCAAAATCTGCGACAAGGTAGATACGGCGGCGACGTTGGGGGACTCCCCAAAACTGCGCGTCGATTGTCCTGTACGCGATGGAAAAATGATCTCCCACGATCTCTCCGGCGGTAAGCCATCTGTCCTTCGGAGGCATAGGAACAGATAAGGTTTCGTCTTTGATTTTTGCGATTTCTTCGAGGACTGTTCTAAAATCGCGGGACTTTCCGCTGCTGAATGCGCCGGGCACATTTTCCCAGATAATAAATCTCGGGGATCTACCATTGGTTATACACCTCATTTCTTTGATGACTCTTACCGCTTCAAAAAAAAGCGACGACTTACTTCCAGAAATTCCCTGTCTTTTGCCAGCAAGACTAAGATCGGTACAAGGTGAGCCGAAGGAAATGATGTCAACCGGTTCTATTTCCCCACCGTTTATTCGGCAGATATCGCCCAGATGCTTCATTTCCGGCAACCTTTTTGTAGTCACCCGTATGGGGAACGGCTCAATCTCGCTTGCCCAGACCGGCACAATGCCGTTCAGCTTTCCAGCAAGCGGAAAAGTGCCTGAACCATCAAATAAACTTCCCATCATTAGGCTATTCATTTTGCCCCACATCCTTTGTGATATCAGCATATGCTGTTTTTATGCCGTCACGAACCAGGTATATATTCCCATTGTCACCCATCTGCTGCGCATATCTCGCAACTATGACATCCACATATTTTTCATCAACCTCTATCATACAGCAGATTCTGTCCGTCTGTTCACAGGCGATCAGCGTGCTGCCCGATCCGCCGAACGGATCCAGCACAATGGAATTCACCATGCTGGAATTCATAATGGGGTACGCAATCAGCTGCAAAGGTTTCATAGTCGGATGAACATCGTTCTTTTTCGGGCGGTCATAGTTCCATATTGTCGACTGTTTCCTGTCCGAATACCATTTGTGGCTGCCGCCCGGCTTCCAGCCGTACAGAACCGGTTCATGCTGATAATGGTAGTCGCATTTCCCCATGGCAAAGCTGTTTTTCACCCACAGGCAGGTTTCATGGCAGAAAAAACCCGCCTCCGTAAAGGCGGTTCTGAAATTCACCGTTTCCTTGTCAGCGTGAAATACATAAATGCAGGCGCCGTCCGCCATAACCTCGTATGTATTTTTGTAAAAGGCGAGCAGGAACTTTTTAAATTCTGCGCCCGCCATATTGTCGTTCTGGATTTTACCGGCTGTCCCCTCATATGCTACGTTATACGGCGGATCGGTAATAACAAGATTAGCATGTCTTCCCTCCATCAAAGCCGTATAACTCTCTAGTTTTGTACTGTCGCCGCACAGAAGCCTGTGCCTGCCGAGCAGCCAGATATCACCCTGTCTGGATACTGGATTTTCCGGCGGCGGAATCTCACAATCGTCCTCTTTTACGTTCTCGCTTGTGATATTGGACATCATCTCATCCAAATCCTGCACAGTAAATCCGGTCAGCTCAAAGTCGATATCGCCGCTTGCCTTGATTTCCGCTAAAATATCCGCCGCCATATCTTTGTCAAGCTCACTAAGCTCGGACAATCGGTTGTCCGCCACCAGATCCGCCCATTCCGCCGCTTCGCTTTCATAATCTTGATAATCCACCGGAGCCTTCTCCGTTTTCATTTCGACTGCCGCTGCCAGCCGGCCGTGCCCTTTGACTATAAATCCGCTTCGTTTAGAAACGGTAATAGGCGCGCGCCAGCCCTGATTTCGTATAATCCTCGCAAGCAGTTTAATCTGCTCCTTACTGTGGGTGTTGGGATTTCTTGGATTGCCCACAAGCTTTGTAATATCCACAATTTCGTCGTGGGCGCAGTAAACGGGAATATCCCCTGCCATTGCTTTTGGATACACTTTCTCCACGCATTTTCACTCTCCTCTGCTGATATATTTTTGTGATAAATCCTATCCCTGCATATTTGATGTTATATGCTGATAAACTTATGACCCTAAGTGTTTTCCTCTCTATTTATCATAGTACCTATAATTTACGGCGCAGCTGACGCTGCAGAACTGTCTGTTTTTATTGCCATACGCCACAAACTCTTTTTTGCACATTTTACAGGTGAAATGATAAAAAGCGCTTTCCTTCCGATTCTGTTTTTCCAGGTGTTCCGCCCACCACCTCCTCCGGCACCACTCACTGCAGAATCTTCTTTTTTTGCCCCTTTTGAACGGGTTGGTATTAATTTTTACACCGCAGTATTCGCAGACCCAATACATCTTTTTTCGTTTTTTCTTGGCTGCGACCTGAGCCACGATCTTATCCGCGTCTCCGTTTACATTTTGTTCCACACAATAGCCGCGCACGTCTTCCCTTGTCAGATTCAGCAGCAGGGCAATCTTCGTGTAGCTCATATTGCCGCTGCGAAGATAAACAATTCCCTGTTGTTGTTTTTTTGTCAGCATGCCTGCTCATCCTCCTGTATGTTTTTTCCCGTTCCAGTATGCGTACCGGCATTGCTCATTGCAGAACTTCCGTTTTCTTCCTGAAACAATGTCATTATAATAAATCTCCTTACCGCAGTTTCTGCAAAAGGCAGATACCGGCTTCGATTCCGGTTTGGACTTTGCTGCGGCTTTACCGCTGAACATCTGTTTTGAAGCGTTGCCGGCCAGCCCGTGGTACCGGCAGTAGCACCGCACCGCATTCGAGCTGAGCCCCGTGTCTTTAGCGATCGATTTGTACCCTTTCCCAAGCTCCCGAAGAACCCGTATCATTTGTTTTTTTCTTGCATTCAAGTCATTTTCACCACCTTTCTCTATCAATTTTTCGGCCACCCTTTGTAAGATTTTTCGCCTTTAAATGCGTTTTTATCATCACCCTCTTTTTTCTGTTTTTTATATACAAAAACACCGCAACCCCTCATGAAATCAGAGGATTCCGGTGTTCAACTGCATATGAAATTAAAAAAATTACGTATCATCAGGTTTTATTATACGAATACTTTGGTATACTGTCCTGCATTCCGGTCTTGGTGTTATGACATTTCTTACACAATGGCTGCCAATTCCTTTGATCCCACAGCAGCTTCGGGTCGCCGCGGTGCGGAATGATATGATCAACAGCAGTCGCTTCCGCCAGCCTACCCTGCCTGTGACACTCAATACAGAGCGGATGTGACTGCAGATACAGCTTGCTCAGCCTGCGCCATCTGCAGTCATATCCGCGATCATGCGCAGAAGGGCGGTTATGTAATTTATTATGTTTTTCGCAGTAGGTATCGAGCGTCAGCTCCGGGCATCCCGGATGCCTGCATGGTTTTTTGGGTTTGGTCGGCACTGTTACACATCTCCCCCTATTATTTATTAATTTTTTTTAAAAATCTGTTATGCAGCATTCGAACACCATCCTCCGTATTACCTGCTCCAATACTAAAAGCTATCTGACGCCAGCTGAAGCCATTGATATATCTAAGTGATAGTACCATCCGCGTCTTACTGTCATCCACACTCTGTATGTAACGGTTTAGCCGGTTTAGTTCATAAAAACATTTTTTTATGTTTAAATCAATCAACACTTTTAGATCAGCAATTTCAATTGCATACTTGGAAGTCTTGTCTGCGATTCCGGAAATTCCGCGAAAATCTGTAATGGCTGCAGTGCATGAAGTCGCTGCAGTCTCCAGTTCAGCAAGCCTGCGCTGCTGCTCTTTAATTTCCCTGTTAAGATAATATAGCTGTGATAATTCTCTTTTCGTCATAAGCTGTCCTCCTGTTTAATTCAACTAAGCCTTAATTTTTCCGCACATCTCTGCAAAAACCTCATATCTGGCTTGGCAATCTCCAAGAATACCAAGTTCTTTGAGTCTTGCCTTTGTATGCAGAAAATCTTTTTTGAATTTCTCAGGGGTCTTATAGAACCCGCAGTTTTTAGGACAGTGCTTATTACTTGTGATAATACACTTACTTCCCTGCTGTGCAAAACATTTATCTGACATTTTACTTCCTCCGTTTAATTTATTTTTATAATACCTTTATGACTGTATAGCCATGTGTGATAAATTCATCATC